AGACCTTTCTCAAGGCCCTGCAAATCGAAAACGTCGAGAAGGTCTATCCAGGAGTCGAGACTACCGGGCCGTTGCCCAATCCAAAACTGCAGGTCGAGCAGCTCAAGGTCGAGGTTGCGACCAAGAAAATCGAGACCGAGAAGCAAAAATGGGCCAACGCGTTGCTCGCAGATCGCCCAAGGCTCATGGCCGAAATCGACTTGCTCAAGGCCCAGGCCGCCGAAATCATCGCCTCGATCGGGCACGAGCGCGCGGCGCTGCAAATCCAGGCATTTGAAGTCGCGATCAGCGCGCTTCAAAACAACATCAAGATGAACGACGAGCGGGCAGCCGCACTACAGGAAAAGGGAGACGGCGATGGAAAGACTTCCGACGGAGGAGGAGTTCAACGATTGGCTCAGCCATCCAGTAACCAAGGCGCACAAGCGGTTCCTCCAGGAGGGGCGGCGGGCGCTAATGGAGCAATGGGCGGAGGGGGCGCTGCAGTCGGCGGACCCTAGTGAAACGCAGGCAGCAAACCTTCAGGCACTCGGACAAATAGGCATTTACAGGAACTTAGAGGAACTTGATTATGAACAGTTTACAGCAAGCTTCGACCACGGAGATATCCCCAAGTCTAAACCAGTCCGGACTAGTCCCCTTGGGGCGAGCCGTATTGATTAAGCCGATGGAGCCCGAAATCACCAAGGGTGTGATTGTGATTCCCGACTCGGTGAAGGAAGGCCACAAAATGCGGGAGATCCGTGGACAGGTCATGGGGATAGGGCCTGAGGCCTGGCGTGAGGAGCGTGTGCCTCGGGCAAAGGTTGGGGACTTTGTCTTGATCAGCCAATGGTGTGGCGTGGTGCTTCAAGGCATCGACGACGGCGAGTGGTACAGAATGGTCAACGGCGACGACGTTTACTGTGGGACCAGTGCCCCAGGTCCTCGTCAGAACCCCGCGCCCCGTTCGGATGAGCGCCTGCGCGCAGCTTCTAAGTTGCAGAGCGGGAGCGTACAATGAGTACTACCGAAGTTGAAACCCAAGCTTTGGCTATGGGCTGGATACCCAAGGACAAGTTCCGAGGCGACGAAAGCAAATGGGTCGATGCTGAACAATACGTCGAACGCGGACAAACTTTCCTGCCCTTCATCAAAGCCGAGAACCGCAAGCTTCAGGAGAAGCTCGAGCAAGCAACTGGCACGATTGGCAAGCTCCAGGCTGCCGTCACCGAATCCACAACTGCAATCGAGGCCCTGAAAAAATACAACAGCGAAATGAATCAGGCCCGGGTTCAGCAACTGCGAAAAGACATCATGGCTGAGCTGGCCGAGGCCAAACGGTCGGGTGACATAGAGCTTGAGGTCGAGCTTCAGGACAGACTGACCGATACCAAAGCGGCTTTGAAAGAAGCTCAGACTACAGAGGTCAAGCCTAATCAGACAAACGGCAATGGCAATACCAGTCAAATCGACCCGGAGGTCGCCCGTCAGTGGGACGTTTGGGTCAGGGACAACGGCTGGTGGAACGACAACGAAGTCATGCGCGCGATGGCAGTCGACATGGCTGGCAAGATGAACGCGAGCGGCGAGCTGAAGGCCACAATGACCCCAATGGAGCGTTACGAAGCTGTAGGTAAAAAGGTCATTGCTCGGTACGAAGAACTCACTGGTCAACAGGCTCGTGGGACTTCGAAAGTCGAAAGCGGTCGCACCAGCGATACCGGAGGCGCAACCGCCGGCAAGTCTTTCTCAAGCCTGCCGCCCGAGGCCAAGGCGGCCTGTGCCTCGTTCGCCAAAGACCTCGTTGGCAAGGGCAAGACCTTTGCCAAACTCGAAGACTGGCAAAAGAAATACGCCGCTGATTACTACGGCATTGCTTAAAGGAAAATGAAAATGAACCAGGAACTCAATCCGATTTTGGCAGCCCGCGTGAGGGCTTCGACTGAACAACCGACGCCAGATGCTGCTGTGGCCAATGCCACAGGTACAGATACTCCAGAGGCCACCGGCCGCCGCAAGCGCATTCCCATGTCTGTTGCAAAGCGGAAAATGGAAGTCGAGGCGTTGCCAGGTTATCACCTCCATTGGTTTGCCGAGTCAAATGTGGCTCAGGCCATCGACGCCGGCTACCAATTCGTCTCGAGTGACGAAATCTCATTGAATCAACTCGGTGTCGGAGCCAAGCACAACATGACTGGCAACACTGACCTAGGTTCTCGAATCTCCATAGTAGGTTCGCTCAGTGGCCCTTCGGGCGGCGTCGAGCGTGCTTACCTGATGAAGCTCAAACAGGAATATCGAAACGAGGATCTGGCTGCAATGGCTGAGGTTGCAGCGGCTCCTCTACAGGCAATTTTTCGCGACGAAATGATCGCTGGTCCAGAAGGCAAAGTTAACGAGCGCGGAGAGCTGGTGTATGTCAAAACCGCTCTACTCAATCGCCCGACTCGCAAGGCAAAAATTGTTCGGTAAACTTATGAGGAGACCCTAATGGCTATTGTTAATCCTAACAAACCAGCGGGCCTTGCTGCAGTCAAACACATCCTCGGTAACTCGATGGTGGGTCAGGGCAATATGTATACGGTCCTGGCCGCTGACACGAATCCCTATTTCATTGGGGATCTGGTTGACTTGACTGGCATCGGCGACTCGCGTGGCATTCCTGGAATCACTTTGGCAACCGCAGGCAATCCGGCGGTCGGAGTGATTGCAGCAATCGGAGTGAACCCCGACGGCGGGCCTTATGTCAACATCAACAACCTGGCGTTGGTCAACAGGCCAACAGGCGCGCAGCCCGTCAACTACTACGCCCTGGTCATGGACGATCCGTACCTGATCTTCGAGATCCAGGAAGGCGGCGCCGGCACGAACCTGACCACGGCCTTCGTGGGCAAGAACGCCAACATTCTCTATGCGGCCCCGGCGGCGGGCGTAGCAGTCAGCGGCACGACGTTCAACAACGCCACAACCGCGACGACTGCGACACTGAACCTCAAGCTCCTGGGTCTGGTTAGAAGGGCCGACAATGCCTTCACCACCAGCCCAACGACCGGAGGTGGTGCTCAAAAGTGGTGGTGCACTATCAACAACCACCGTTACAAGGCCGGCGTAGCCGGAATCTAAAGGAGCACTACAATGGCAATTGCAGCTGTAATCAATACCGGGTCTCACCCCAAGGCCCTATGGCCCGGTATCAACGCTTTCTGGGGCCAGATGTACGATGAGCATCCGAAGGAGTATCCAGACCTTTTCGATGAAAAGCCTTCGGGAATGGCCTACGAGCAACAGGTTCAGGTGACAGGCTTCGGCCTGGCGCCGGTGAAACCTGAGGGCGCGCCTGGGACTTATGACTCCGAGATCCAGGGCCCCGTTTCAACCTACCTTCACATTGCCTACTCGCTTGGCTATATCGTGACTTTTGAAGAGTTACGGGATAACCTTTACGAGAAGGTCTCAAGGGAGCGGTCTGAGGCCAACGCATTCAGCGTCAGCCAAACGGTCGAGGTTGTGTGCGCAGGCATCTACAACGATGCGTTCTTGGGCGCGGTTTATCTGAATGCCAACGGACAGCCGCTGGTCAGTGCGACCAACCCCAACACCACCGGAGGCACTTTCAGCAACGCGCTGACGCCATCGGCGGACTTGATGGAAGCATCGCTGGAGGACATTTGCATCCAGGCCATGGGCTTGCAGACAGATCGAAACCTTTTTGTTTCGATTCTGCCCCAGAGCCTTCATGTCCCTCGTCAGGAATGGTTCAATGCGAACCGGATTCTGAAGTCGGTCCTGCAGTCTGGAACCAGCAACAACGACATCAATGTGCTGAAAGCGACGAATTCCTTCCCCAAAGGCATCAAGTTGAACCATTACTTCACCAGCCCTCACGCGTGGTTCGTCCGAACCAACTGCAAACAGGGTATGCAGATGTTCTGGCGCGACCGACCGTTCTTTGATCAAGATAATGACTTTGATTCAAAAAACGCGAAAGCATCTACATACATGCGGTTCTCGGCGGGTGATTCAGACCCACGCTGCATCCTTGCGTCAAACGGGCCGTAACAGTGCAACGAGGTATGCACGTGAATGGGAACGCAACCATTCACGTGTAACCCTCAAGGAGCTTTCAAATGGCACAATCCCCCAGCCCGCCGCCAACCCGCAACCCATCAGGAGCAACAACCGATCCTCCCAATGGGGCTTTTGCAGACAGCGGCATCG